ATTCCTTACTGCCCCCAGAGCTCATGGTCTGCTGCGAATTCTTGCCATGTCCAATTTGCATGAGGATCTAGATGCCTTTTTCTATCCATTCGTAACTCTCGTAGCAATTCCTTCCTACTTGGTGGTTTTTCTACATCAATATCCTTAATTCCCATACGGAACGCATAACTATCTTCTACTGAATTCAATTCCTTTAAAAGTTTCACATAATCTCTTTCTGGCAATTTTCCTTTCATATCATTAATTATCCTAGTATATACGAACCAGAGAAAATTATGTGAAATAATGTCTACCCCCATGTTGTCATACATAAGCCCTATACACCTAGGGAGAGATTTATAGTAACTTGATCCTCGATCTTTAGGAACTATCCTTCGATAATAATGTGAAGGCGGTCTCCATGCCACATGAGTCGAAATTAAAGGGTCCTCTTTTTCCAGACTAAACGTCTTAGAGGGAATAATATATCTCCTAAGATAAACTGGACCCATATAAAATGCATCTGGTAATTTTTCATACTTTTCTGTTACTTCATTATATTTATATTCTTTCCTATTCGTTAATTGACCATTAGTTAATTGCAAATATGTGACTGGCGTCGAGTATTCCTCTGCTTGCTTCATCTCTGTATAATAATTAACCAATATGAATTTTTGAAACTCATGTATACCTATTACATCCCTTAACAACTTAGGATAGGAATAAAGAAAATCATCTCCAAAAATAAGCACTATCATCAAGCGTGACATTAAATGATCCATAAGCGCCATAGCTACTTCAGGAGACTCCACATCTATCTTAAAAAACCAGAAAGCTAAGAAATAGAATATCGCTACTATCCATGAATCACCGTGAGATGTATCTAATGACCCACTTGGCATTCCAAATATCATCAGAATAAACTGATCAAACCATCTAACATGTTTTCCTGCTAACATCTCAGCACAAGCCTCTATCAAGTACTGAAAAACTCTATACTGATGAGTATCTTCATACTTTATCCATATTCTTGCCATTGTTATGTACACAGTAAGCATGAGTGCCATTATACTTAAGTCTAATTTCTTTATATCTCCAGCCCCCAATAGCCTTGTTCCATCCTTTATTTTTCGCCAGCTACATGTTGGATATGTTGATTTTGGTCCTTCTATGTATTCATACTGGTCAAATTCATGTAGCCTCAATGCTTCTAATTTCAAATCCGCCCCTCCCTGAGTCCATTTTGTTCCGATTTCTATTCGTATACAAGGAAACCAGCCCTCTGGATAATACGTTCTTTCTTGGTGCCTAAATTTAAACAGATAATGAATAATGAAATCTTGACTTTGAAAGAACATCCTGCATTTCTGGTACATTGCTTCATTTGACTCATCTGAAAAATCATTCTCATCGCAGGCGCTTAAATTTTGATCCTTAATTGCCAATGATATAAATCCCAAAAATACTTTCTTTTCTGTAGGCACTACCAATTTTGCATCTTCCCATGCTTTTAGGAAAATTTTGACAAATCTTCTTAGCCAAAGACTAATGGAGTTACTCTTATTACCATTTGCTACCAATCTAAC